TTGGTTCTTATAATGTTGATTCTAGAATGGTATTATCTGGTAGCTCTTTAGCGTTAGGCGCAATTTATCCTAATTCAATATCACAAAGAGATCAAGTTTTAGAAGTATGTGCTAGCGGTTTAAATGCTGCTGCTTTACCAAGTATACAATTAAAAGGCGGCGGTAATTATTCTGGAAATCAATCTTGGGAAATGTTACTTGGTGCTGACGGTAGTGATACTAAATTTTACTTAGCTACTTATACAGGTAATGTATCATATATTGCTTCATGGGACAGAACGGGAGCAATGGTTCTTAGAGGTGGATTAACTCAAAATGGTAATCCTTCAGATATTAAATTTAAGAATAATTTAAATCAATTAACTGGTGCAACTAATTTAATTAAATCTATTACAGGATATGAATTTGATTGGGTTAAAGAAAGAGCTGATGTAGAGGGAAATATACATGATTATGGATTAATAGCTCAAGATGTACAAAAAATATTGCCGCATGCAGTTAAAGATTCTCATGGTTTCTTAGCTCTTAGATATGAAAGAGTTATACCGTTACTTGTAGAAGCTGTTAAAGAACTTAAAGAAGAGAACGAAAAACTTAAAAATAGAATAAACATTATAGAATCTAAGTTAAACTTATAACTAAATATTGACTTTCTAATAATTTAATTAATATTTATATTTACGAATAATATAGGATTTGAGTGCTTTTGTCATGATCTGCAAGTGGTGCAGATTATATGAAAAAGTATAAATGGAAATACTATATGGAGAAGTAAATGGCTCAGCCCAAATATGTATCCCCTGGAGTGTTCACAAAAGAATATGATTTATCTTATGTACCAGCCGGTATAGCTGCAATTGGTGCAGTACTAGTCGGTTTGACACCAAGAGGACCAGCGTTTGTTCCTACGAAAGTGGATGGTTTTAGTGGATTTAGAGATATGTTTGGTGATATTAATGAACAATATTATGTTCCTTATGCAGCTAAAAATTATTTAGCTAATCAAGGAACTTTAACTGTAACAAGAATTTTAAGTAACACAACTCAAGGATGCGGTGCTCCGCTTTTATTAGCTTGGCCAGTTGCTGGTGTTTCTGCTAGTGTTATAAGTGCATCCAACACTGCTCTTGCAGTTCTTAGATTTAGAAGTGATTCTTCAGCAGTATCAGCTAGTATGTCTGGAACTCCTTCTAATTTTACCTTAGCTATTCACAATGTTGCTACTGCTTCAAATCTTTCAATAGACAAAGATTCACCTACTAATTATATCAAAAAGAGATTGGGTGATGATCCATTTGTTGTTAAAGCTGGTGATTCTTTAACATCAGTTTATGTTGATGCTGTTTTTGATTATGCATATAGTTCAACACAATATGGAGCTATTTCTACTATTGGAGTTGATATGGTTGGTGCTACAGCTTCATGCACTGCTATTACTAATCATTTTAAACAATTTATAAACGGATATCAAACTGGAACTTCTCCCGTTGTTGTATCACAAAACTATAACGGAGCAGTTTATGATCTATTTTATTTCGTTTCTAGATCAGACGGAAATGCTTCTAATTATGACGTAAAGATATCTATATTAGTTGATTCAGCTAATTTAACTGTGTCAGCCTATCCTGAATTTAGTGTATTTGTTAGATCATTTAGTGATATTGATGTTGGCGGAATGGGAAAACAAATCCTTGAATCATTTAGATGTAATCTTGACCCAACTTCAACTAAATTTATTGGTAAAGTAATAGGAAGCAAATATTTTACTGTAGACAATTCAACTGATCCTCCGACAATTAAATTTGAAGGAGAATATGATAATGTTTCTAAATATGTTAGAGTTGTAACATATACTGTTGGTGATGCTATTCAATATCCGGTTGGTGCAAGACCATCAGGATTTAAAGGTGTAAGCGGTATCAACCCAGGAGTTAAAATGGCTCCGCTTCCTTATGTAACTAATCATGTTAATAGTAACACTAATGAAGTAAGTGATGCTATTTATATGGGTGTTGATTTTACAAAAGAAGGAATTAAAGATAGAATTAAAGGTTCAATAGTATCAGTATCTGGTGCTAAAGCAACTGATAAAGGATTACTAACATGCGGTGTTTCTACTGAATATAACACTGTTGTTGCAGGGTCTTCTACTTCTTGTATCACGGGAACTGCACTTTCTTCTTCGTATATTATTGCACCTTCTTGGAGTTCAGTGTTAGGAGCTGCTTCTGGTGAACTAATATGGTGTAGTATCACTAGTACTGTGGCTAATACAAAATCACAAGTATCATTTACATTTCCATTAGTTGGCGGTACTGACGGATTTGATCCTAGACAAGATAAACGTGAACTAGTTAATAGTTCATTATCAACTGAATTCATTTATGCTCTCAGAACATTATCTAATACTGATGAATATGATTTCAATTTGTTAGCTGTTCCTGGCATGAATGCAGGAAATACTCTTAATGGCGGAATGGCTCAAAGAATAATTGATATGGTAGCTGATAGAGCTGACGCATTCTATATTATGGATGTTGCAGATGCTTCTATTAATTCTACTACTGGTGCTAAAGATGCTACAGTAGATGGAGTTATAACTGTTGCTAAATCATATGATACTAGTTATGCAGCTACATATTTCCCGTGGGTTAGAATTCTTGATTCGAACACACAACGCTCAATATGGGTACCGCCTTCAGTAGATGTGATAGGTGTCTATGCATTTAATGATAAGGTCGGCCAACAGTGGTTTGCTCCTGCTGGATATAATCGTGGTATTATGTCTGCTGTAGAAGCTAGATATAGACTTAATATTACACAGAGAGATTCACTGTATATCGGTAAAGTTAATCCTATAGCAACATTTATTGATTCAGGACCGGTAGTTTGGGGTCAAAAAACTCTTCAAACTAAAGCTTCTGCTCTTGATAGAGTTAATGTGCGTAGAATGTTAATATATGCAAAGAAACTTATATCTTCAGTAGCTAAATATTATGCATTCGAACCAAACAATGCTAAAACAAGAGAAGCTTTGCTGAATAAAGTTAATCCCATACTTGAAACAATTCGACAAAATCAAGGTATAGAGAATTTTAAAGTTGTTCTTGATGAATCAGTTAATACTCCGGATGTAATTGATCGAAATATGATGATTGGTAAAGTTTATATTCAACCCACCAAGACTGCAGAAATCTTAATTTTTGAGTTCAATATCCTCCGGTCTGGTACCACTTTCTTTAATCAATAGGCCACTTTTCAAGAGTTTCATTAATGAAATAAAATAAATCCTCCTTTGATAAAAATCTCTATATTTATATATAGGAAGTCAAAGGAGGATTTATGATTCATCAATCAAGACACTGCAAAAATTGTAACAAAGACATTTCGAACAAACCTTCTCATAGGATCTTCTGTTCTAGATCTTGTTCTATATCACATCAACAGAAATTAAAATGGGCCAAACTTAGAGAAGAAAAATCTAAATTACCAAAAATTGAAAAAATTAAAGAAGGTTATAAAGTTAAACAATGTATTGTCTGTAATAAAGATTTTAAGCCTACTAGCGCCACACAACGCTTCTGTTCTGAAGAATGTAAATATAGAGAAGTACGATTAAACTGTGAAATCTGTGGTAAAGAATTCTATACTTGGTCTAAAACTAAACACAAAACATGTTCATTTGAATGTAGAAACAAAAGTATATCTAAGAATAAAGAAAAAGCTGAGAGAATAACATTAAAATGTAAAGTTTGTAATAAAGAATTTGTTAAAAGAACTAGTCAAGTCAAAAGTGTTAATATTTTTTGTTCGAGAATTTGTAAACAATTATGGATGAAATTAGAGAGACCACAAATAATTGCTAAACAAAAAGAAACGATAAAAAAGCAACTCGAAAATGGAAGAAAAATATTTAATCAAAATTTCAAAAAAGGATATTTCTTTTCTAAAAAAAATAACATGAGATTTATATTTCGATCTTCTTGGGAAGAAAGTTTAATGAAAAAATTTGAAGAAGACAAAAATGTGCTGTCTTATAAATCTGAACCGTTTAGTCTAGAATATGAAGTTGGAAACAAGAGATATAAATATTGGCCAGATATTATTGTTAATTATATTGATAAAATTGAGTTAATAGAAGTTAAACCAAAACAATTTTTAAAAAATAATATAAACAAACTTAAATTTGCTGCTGCTGAACAGTATTGTAAAGATCATAACATGATTTTTCGTATAATTACAGAAGATGATTTATTTATAAGCTAACATAACAATTTTATTAAACAAGAGCCCTGGAAACAGGGCTCTTGTTATTTAGAAATCTTACACTGTGAATATTTATTTTAAAGGTACAATACCTTTTAATTTTAGGAGAAAACAAATGGCATTAATAGCAATTGATGAAATGTTAGCAAAATCGTACGAACCTTAATGAAATGGGGCGTTTATAGGCGTGAGTCTATAAAATGAATCGGGTGAATTGCTGGAACAGTGGAATTCTGAATCAGCAGCCTAACTTTTAACGAGTACTCTATATGCTTTCTGAAGAACATAAGAAAAAAATATCTGATAGTTTAAAAGGTCATAGATTGTCTGAAGAGACTAAAAGGAAAATAAGTGAAACTTTATTAAAATCTAGTCTAAAAGGACGAAAACTTTCTGCTGAACATAAAGTGAAAATAGGACTTGGAAACAAGGGAAAGAAAAGGACTTTAGAACAAAGATTAAAAATTTCTGAAAATTCGAAAAAGAATAAGTGGTCTGAAGAAAGAAAACAGAAATGGTCATTATTAATGAAAGGTGATAATAATATTTCTAAAAGACATGATGTTAGAATTAAATTGTCTAAAAAAATGAAAGAAAATATCAACAATGGCACTGCAAATATATCTAAAATGATTAAAAATGATACGAAACCAGAGTTGATGTTTGAAAATATTTTAAAAAATAGAAATATTAATCATGTTAAACAGTTTAATATTGACAATAAGTTTTATGATTTTTTTATACCTCATAAAAATCTTTTAGTTGAAATACACGGAGATTATTGGCATGCTAATCCAAAATATTATAATGAAAGTAATTTAAGTTCAGTTCAAATTAGAAATATTAAAAACGATATAGATAAAATTAAATTAGCTAAAAAACACGGGTATAAAATAATTCATATTTGGCAGAGTAATTTAGAAGAAGGTTCAACGACTAGAGAGATGAGTCTCAACAATAATTCTCTCCACGAGCTCCCGACAACTATTAAATTAGTTGATGATATAGTCTGAACTATACAGAAGAATAATGTATAGATCTAAGAGATAAAGAACTCTTAGGATAACATATTGCTTCGGAAATACCGATGGTATTTTAGTATTGGAAATGTTCTTGATTCTTGGACTGCTAAAACGTTTGCACGTCCAACTCGTACATTCGAAGAAATAGCTATTGATTATATTAACACCAAACGATGGCTTGCAGGGAAACATACATGGAATGATGTAGTTCTTGAATTATATAATCCTATTACTCCATCTGCAGTAGCTAAAGTTCATGAATGGGTTAAAAGAAATTTTAACGAAATAAATGGTGTAGCAGGATATTTTGAGAATTATTGTGAAACAATTAGGTTAAAGATGCTTGATCCAGCAGGAAACGTAGCTGAAGAATGGGAAATTGGCGGAGCTTGGCCACGTGAAGTTAATTATAATGATCTTGACTATGCTTCAAGTGATGCTGCAACTGTTACAATGACTATTAGATATAATTCTGCAAAACTATTAAGTGTTATAGAATAACAACGGAGGTTAAATGGAAAACTCGTTATCAATTCAGAGCGAGAAGAAAGATGGTGTGTTTGCACCAATGCAAGTAATTCTTCCAAGTATGGGAAAATTATATTCAAAAGATCATCCTCTTTTTAACGCTCAATATATTGAAGTAAAAGAAATGACTGCTAGAGAAGAAGATATTCTTACTTCACGGATTCTTTTAAGAAAGGGTATAGCAATAGATAAAGTTTTAGAAAACTGTATTGTTAATAAAAAAATTAATCAAGCTGATTTACTTGTCGGTGATAGAAATACTATATTATTAGCACTTAGAATTTCTGGATATGGTCCTGATTACAATATTCAAACTACATGTCCAGTATGTAATGCTAAACAAATACATAATTTCAATCTTGCAGCTGTTAAAATTAATGCTTTAGATGTTATGCCTGTTGAAGAAGGAATTAATGAATTTGAAGTAGCACTACCAAAGAGCCAAGCAGTTATTAAATTTAAACTTTTATCAGCTGGTGAAGAAGCTGAAATATCAAAAGCACAAGAAAACTATAGAAGAGCTACAGGTAGTGAAGTTGAAAATATCGTAACATCTAGAATGATGAGACAAATATTATCAGTTAATGGTAATTCTACTAGACAATATGTTATAGAATTCATTAATACAATGCATATATCTGATTCAAGAGCATTTAGAGATTATGTTAAAAAGATTGAACCAGATGTTGTTATGAAAGAAAATATGATATGTAAAGAATGTAATGAAGAGTCAGAGATTGATATACCTATAACTGCTGAGTTTTTTTGGCCTACAGGCAACAGATAAAGAAAACTATATATATGAAGAAATGTTTCACATAGTTAAGTTTTTGAATATATCTATTGAAGAAGCTTACTTATTGCCGGTAAGTACTAGAAAGTGGTTTATAAAAAGGAGCATTGAACAAAATACACCAAATGAACAACAAAATAAACCACAAAAATTTAAACATCCATATTTCGAAAAGAAGGGGACATAAATGGGATTTTTTACTGATCTAGCGACAGCTATAGGTTTCAAATTTAGTGAAAGACACACTACTAAATTTGAAAGAGAAAGAAAAAGACGGTGGGATGACAAAAGATATAAACATTGGGAAGGAGTCGCTAAAGAATTAATGAAATTTGATACTAAACATAAAGCTACAATTGCTAAAATAATGCATGATAACATGCACCCATCATGGATTTATTTTGAACAACATGCTCCTGAAGAAATTGTTACAAGAGTTAAAATTAAATCTAAAATAGAAGATTAACATGGCTGATGATAAGTCTAAAAATATGTTTAATCCTGGAAGTGCAGCATCATTTGCACAGATATATGATGAAATTGAAAAGAAATTTGGAAACAATACTGAAAAAATGTCAAATTTCTTTTCTATTATGCAAGTTCAGATTGCAGAAATGATGAAACAAACAACTTCTTTTACTGATGTAACGTCTAAAATAAATGAAGCACTAGAAAAAGCTCTTCCTAAATGGATATCTGGATTAAGTTCTACAAGTAAACAAAGCGATATTCAGAGATCTATGATTAGGTTAGCAATGAAAGTTACAACTGAATTACAAAAACAAGGAAAAATAGGAAAAGAATATAATAAAATTGCAAAACAAATTAAAATTGATTTTGCTGCTCTGCAGAAAGAAACATCTAAAATGCCTGATAGCATAAAAGATGCAGTATCAGCTATTGGAGCTCTAAAGGCAATTGATTTAGAAGTTCGAGAAAAAAGTGAAGCTGCAGCAGGTGTACATATTGAACAATTAATGAGTAAATTAGCAACAGGAGGATTGCCCGGAAAAATTGCTCAATTTTTCTTAAAAGGAGATAAATTTTTCGGTGAAGAAGGATCTACTAGAAGAAAAGAAATTGAAAGAAGATTAGCTATAATTAGAAATCCAAACGCATATTCTCAGGTAGATAGAGAAACAGCTCTAGCTAGCACTAGCAAAACATTTGGTAAATTATTAAATAATTTAGGAGGTATATTAGGTGCTATAGGAATAATTACATTTGCTCTTAAAAAAGCTTTTGATGAATTAATGCCGCTAGCAGGTACTACTGCTAAACTTGTTGTGAGTACTGGAGCTAATGCAGATAATGTAGAAAGATTTAGTGGATTTATTATTAATGCCCAAGCTTCAATGAGAGAAATGGGTATCACACAAGACAAATTAGTTGAATCAACTGGAGCATTAGTAAAAGAATTTAAAACTATAGATGAAATTTCTCCAAGAATGATTGAAACAAATGTTGAATTAGCTCAACGTTTTGGAATTGCAGTAGGAACAATTGCTAAAGTTCAAAAAGTTATGATGGCTAATTGGAGATTAACTAATGCTCAAGTTAGAGAATTTGTTCTTAAGCTAAGAAATGATGCTACAAAATACGGTCTTAGTTTAGGTGACATGATAGAAGATATAGCTGCTAATGCCGAGAATATGACTCAATTTTTTGGCGGATCAGCTGATAGAATGAGAGAAGCAGCTACATATGCTGCTAGATTAGGTACTACAGTAACTTCTAATATTGTTACTACAAAGAAATTTTCACACTGGGCTGATGCTATTCAAAATTCATTTATGTTGTCAGCTGTTACATTAAAATCATTTAATGCTAGATCAATGTACACAGCTGCAATGTTTGGTGACACACAGGCATTAACTAAACAATTAGTAGATAATTTAGCTTCAGCAGGAGATGAAATTTGGAAAATGTCTCCTTTAATGGAACAATTAGCTGAAACAACTGGTAAACCTGTTGAAGAATTAAGAAGAATGGTTGAAAGTAAAAAATTAGAAGACATAGCAAAAACAGGACTTATTAAACTTGATATGAAAGATGTAGATTTTGGGTATAGAGCCTTAAAAGAAATAGCTAATAAAGAAGATAGAACAGTTGAAGAAATGTTATATTTGATTAAAAATGATACTAAAACTAGAGCTGAATTAATGGGCCGCACTCAAGAAATGAAAGAGGCAAGCCAAAAACAAGAACAAATATTAAAAGAGAGCGCTATATTATCAGATGCTAAAAGATTCGGTGAGCAAATTGGTATTTATGAAATGCAAGATCCGCAAACGAGAATATTAAATGCTATTGCTGGATTGATAAGTAAAGCTGTTGTGGGATTATTTAGCGGAGTTATTCCCGCAATTAATGCAGTTGCTAATACTCTTACTTTAGGAATGTATACAACTGAGGAAGAGAGATTAATTAAGGCACAAAAAGCTCAACAAAAAAGAGAGAGAAATGAAAACTTAGATAAAAGTCTTGGCTTAAAATGGTGGTTTCCAAGTTGGTTAAAACAAGCTCAACAAG